TATACAATGCCAGAGATAGCAAAGAAGTATAAAATAGAATACATTTCTTTAGTACAAGCTTACAAAGTGCAAAAGAAAAATTACAAGTATGTTGATTTTATACAACCTAAAGAAGAAGTGAAGGACATTAAAAACGTGTCCTTCACCTTTGATAAACTATATACAGAAGAATCGCTTAATGAAGAAGAGCTACTTGCTTACTATAAGTATGAAGCTAAAAATAAAGCATATTATGAATATTAATGATTATTTTATTTTATCTGATATTGAAAAAGATATTATTAATCTTATAGCTGAAAAAAGACAATTAAATAAAGAAAAATCTAATCTTGATGGTAAAGGTCAAGCAAACAATAAAAAAGGAATTAGAAATAATAAACTTGGTTTTGCTGGTGAATTTTTATTTTGTAAAGGATTTAATTTATTTCCAGATTTTACAATTAATAACACATCTAAAATTAAAAAAACAGATAATGGTGATGCAATTCTTAAAGGTTTTACAGTAGATGTTAAAACAAGTCAGAATCAAAAGTATTTAATGACTCCAAGCTATTCAAAATCAAACATAGATTTATTTGCAAAATTTTATATGAATAATAAAGGAAAATTTTTTTTTCAGGGTTTTGCAACTAATCAAATGTTATTTAATAAAAATAATTTTATATTTAAAAAAAATGTAAACTATTTAACAGTAGATAGTTACGTTTTGGAAACAAACAAACTATTAAATTTTAATCAAATTATATTATGAAAGAATTACCCTACTTTAAATTTTATCCTAACCAATGGATTACTGGAAGTATATCATTTATGGATTTAGATATACAAGGTGCATTTATGAAAGTTTGTTGCTACTACTGGAGCAAAGAGTGTAATGTTACAAGAAAACAAATTAAAACATTAATACCTAAACAATGGAGCATATTAGTTGATGCTGAGTTGTTTAAGATAGAAAACGAATCTATTAGCATTAAATGGTTAGATGAACAATACCAACAAAGGTTAATAGAACACAAGCGAAACGTAAGCAACGGAAAAAAGGGGGGTTTAAGCAGGGCTAAAGCATTAAGAAAAGATAAGATAAGAAAAGATAAATATGCAAATGATAATTTATTAAAAGTAAATGATGAAGTGCAAAAACTTCTTAACCAATGATATTAGAAGATAAAGCTACTATACCATATTTAAAAGCATTTAAAGAAGGTAAAATTAAAAAAGGTATTGGCATTGGTTGTTTATTAGATGATTACTTTGTTTACAAGAATGGCAACTTTAATATGTTTTTAGGTTTAGATAATGTTGGTAAAACTAATTTTATCTTATGGTACTTAACTGCACTTAGTAAATTACATGGTAAAAAGTGGTGTATCTGGAGTGGCGAAAACAATGCTGGCCAACTTAAACGTGATATTATACAAATGTGGACTGGTGAAACAATTAAAGATTTAAACGAATATTTATTTTATCATGATGAAATTAGTAAGTATTTTAAATTTATTGATAATAGAAAATTATACAATCATAAAGAACTATTAGAAATATTTGATAAAGAAGATTGTGATGGTGCATTAATAGACCCTTATACAGGCATTAACCATGATAGAAGAGTTTCACAATTTGAAAGAAATTATCAAGTATGTAATGATGTTAGAGAGTTTTGTAATAGAACAGGCAAAACAGTATTTATTGCAATGCATCCACAAACAGAAGCAGCAAGGCGTGTATATCCACCAGACCATCAATTAAATGGACATATACAACCACCAAGAAAAGCTGATTGTGAGGGTGGGCAAGTATTTCCAAATAGAGTAGATAATTTTATTTGTTTACATAGATTAATTTCACATGATAAACTTTGGATGATGACAGAAGTTCACGTATATAAAATAAAAGATAAAGAAACAGGCGGTAAACCAACAATGTTAGGTGAACCATTAAGATTTGATTACAATAGTGGTTTAGGTTTTACAATTGGTGGTAATAACGTATTAAAACAAAAAAAATGAAGATACTAAACTTATATGCTTGCTTAGGCGGTAACAGATACAAATGGGATGAGGTTACAGATGTAGAAGTTACTGCTGTAGAATTAGACCCTGAATGTGCAAGATTATACCAAGAAAGGTTTCCAAATGACAAAGTAATAGTAGCAGATGCACACCAATATTTATTAGACCACTACAAAGAGTTTGATTTTATTTGGAGTAGTCCACCTTGTCCTACTCATAGCAGCTTTCAACATTCAATGAAAAATAAAAGAAAAATGAAATATCCTGATATGAAACTGTATGAAGAAATTATATTTTTAGAAAATTTTTTTACAGGTAAATATTGCGTAGAAAATGTAATATCATACTACACACCATTAATACAACCAAAAAAAAGAAATAGACATTATTATTGGACTAACTTTAATTTGCCAAATGATTTAAATGAAAGAAAAGCTCCTACAATGACAAGAACTAAAGATGAATTAATTGAATGGATTAAATTTTATAATTACGATTTTAATAAATACAAAGGACATAAAGATAAAAGAACAATAGCAAGAAACTTGGTTGACTACGAAGCTGGTAGAACAATATTAGAAACAGCAGTAGGAATAGTTAGAAAACAAAATGTAAATCAAACAGAATTATTTTAAAACAAAAAAAAATGAGATATAAATATGAAGACATAGAAAAGTTTTTAGAGTTTAAAACTTGGACTGATAAACAAAAAATAGATAAACTATTAGAAATAGATTGTAGTTTATATGCACATCTTGGCACAGATTCAACAAGAAGTGAAAAAGATGAAGTAAAAAGAAAAAGTTTAGAAATATACAGAACCATAAAAACATTAGATAAAAAACTTGGTGATGAATTACTTTACTCAGAAGATTTAAAACAATGAATGATTTAGATTACACAATAACAAAGAACAAATTAGAAATATTACTTTTAAAAGCTCAAGAGGGCTTAAAGGTAGGTAAAGTAACACAAAGTAAATTAGAAGCTGTAGAAACGCTACAAGACACTTTAAAATGTATGTTAGAGCTGAGGTTTACAATTGATGAACTAAATAAAAAACAAAGCTTGTTAACAATGCAAAATGTAAAAGCTTACAAAGAAACTGCTGAACTTAAGAAAAAATTTAATACTTTTAAAAAATAAACTATAAATTATGTATATAACATTATTATTAACAGCAACACATTTAACCTGTTTTATATTAGGTATAATAGTAACACACATCATTGAAAAAAGATTTAAATAAAAAGAAAAGAACGCTTAATGAGTACAGACAAACAAAGGACTCGTACTATATTAGCCCTAATACTCCTGTTGAGTATAATATTGCTCTATTGTGTAGGATATATCCTAATGATACCGAGCTTGGAGCTATAATTAGAAAACATTTTCAAAAGATATGAGTTTAAATGCAAATCAAAAAGGTAAAAGATTCGAGTTAAAAATTGCAAAAGATTTAGCAAAGAAGTTTGATACTAATATTAGAAGAACACCTAATAGTGGTGGATTAAGTATTAAAGGAGATATTATGACTACAAGCGGTATTCTATCTGAATATAGCTGGGAATGTAAGAACCAAGAAAAATTAAATATCTGGAAAGCATTAGAACAAAGTGAAGGAGATGCAAGAGGAACTTTGAAAACACCTTTAGTTGTATTTACTAAAAACTTTGAAAAAGATTATGTTGCATTACAATATGATGACTTTGTTAATTTACTTCTTGAATTAGATGAGTACAGAAGTAGATAATATTTTGCACATTCTAATAAGAGATGAAGAAACTTGGCTTAACATGGCTGAGGAAATAAGCAGCAGTAGTAAAGTACCAGCAAAAGATTTATTACACGATTTCTACATAGCTTTACATAGTAAAATTGATAGTGGTAAAGTAAAAATTAATGATATTCTATATAACGATTCTTTAAATAAAGCGTTTATATATAAGATGATGCACAATATATTTATTGATAACATAAGAAACGACAAAGATATATTAATAGATAAAGAACTAAAAAACATTATAGAAGCAGACAACGAACCTTATGTAGATATAGAAAAAGTAGTTGATGAAATAGTAGATAGCTTTTACTGGTTTGATAGAAAGTTATTTAATTTATATAGAAAGAAATTTCACAGTATAAGAAAGCTATCAGCAGCAACTAATATATCACACGTAGTTGTATGGAGAACTATTAACAATTGTATTAAAGAAATTAAAAAAAAAATTAATGAAAACTGAATACTTAATTAAAAAGATTTGTGAAGAAGTAATTGATTTACTATTAGAAAAAAATGCAGCTTATGGAGATACTGCAAACAACCCAACAAACGTATTTAGTAAATTAGATTCTATTGAAGCTATTAAAGTAAGAATAGATGACAAGTTAGCAAGAATTAAAAACAAAGGTTTAAATGATAAAACAGAAGATACATTAACTGATTTAATAGGTTACTTAGTATTATTAAAAATAGCATATATTAAAAATGAAAAGTAAAGGTTTAGGAGATACAGTAGAAAAGATTACAAAAGCTACAGGTATAAAACAAGCAACTGATTGGATATTTGATAAGTTAGGTAAAGATTGTGGATGTGATGCAAGAAAAGAAAAACTAAATAAATTATTTCCATACAAGGTAGAATGTTTAAACGAAGAAGAATATATATATCTAAAAGGTTTCTTCTCAATAAATAAAAACATAGTAAATAACATAGAACAAAAAGAATTATTAACAATACACAATAGAGTATTTAACACCAATAAAAAACCTTCAAGCTGCGGTAGTTGTGTAAAAGATTTAGTTAATACTATGAAAAAATTATATAATGAATATGAATACGAAAGAGAAAGTAAAAGCAATTGAAAAAAAGCTATTAATGTTTTTAAACAAATACAGTGA